CGTTTCTTCGGTTCTGCCGACTTTCGTCTGCAAAACATCGATTGCCTTTTTGATTGCAGGCGGGTAGGGGATACCCATTAAGCTTGTATTTTCAATGATGGATAACAGTTCATTCAAACAAAAACTGATGCAAACAGCATCCCGGATGTAATTGGTATTCAGCAGAATATCCATCCGAACTGCAACGACGATCAGCATTAAAGTGCAGACCTTTTTCGCCAGACCGAACCAGCCGGCTTTGGAAGAAAGTCCACCGCTTTCTGTGTGTTTGGATTTTTTCATCATAGCGGTGATGATGCCGGTGAAAAAGTCGATTGCCATAAAGACGACCAGTGTCACCAGAGCGGAGTCCCAGCCGCCAAAAATGGCAGTAAAAAAGCCGCCGACCAAGCCGACAGCTACACAAATGGTATCTTTCATTTTCAACCCTCCAGTACTTTCAGGAATCGGATTTTCGGATGAGAATTGTTGCTTCTGCCCACCCAGGCAAGGTAATATTCGCCGTCAGAAATGCCAGTGCATTCTGTGATGGTGGTGATAAAGGTATCCGATTGCAGCCATTGGAAATCCAGAGAAACCGCACGATTTGCATCGATTTCTGTATTCACATACACGCCAATGGGAATGTCGATCTTCTGCGGTTTCTGCACCAGATACAAACTCCCGGCTTCGCTGGAACCCGACTGATAGGACATCACGATTTCCGCATTTTTCGTCAGAGATAAGGGCTTTGCACAAACGGTCAAGACCGACTTGTCCCAATTGAAACACTCCTGTGAATAGGACAGCACGAAATCATTTGCTGCACTGCAAAACTGCGGATAAGCAGTCAGGAAATCCGCCATTGTCTGATACCTGCCGTCCAGAATCATACTGAGATTTGATGCATAGGTCGAAATGGCATCCTGTCCGGACTGAAACAGGACGGTGTAATTTCTGCCGCTTGTCAGGTTGTCGATTTGCTTTTGCAGGCTCTCCAAAGTACGTTCTGCCGTTCCGATTCTGGAAGTATTGTTCTCCACCTTTTCCGAATAGACCGTAACCTTTGTGCTAAGCCCGTTGATTTGTGTGCCGAAGCCATCCCATTGTGCGATTTTAGCAGCAGTGATTTGATCCAATGCGGATTGATTTTCGTGGGTATGCGATTTATCTTCCAGGTGTGTGATGGAAAGTGTATGCTCCTGCAGGGTGTACGTCAGACTGTCGGACAATTCCTGCACTTTTTCATCCACATAAGTAACCTCTGCATAAGGTGTAAGATCTACGGCTGCACCCTCTGTTAATGTCACTGTAGTTGTACCATTTTTATCTGTAATGGTGATTGTGATAACACTGCCATCCTTCACAACATTCGCAATTGGGGAAAAGCCATCTTTACCAGCTACGCCAGCATCTCCCTTTTCACCTTTTTCTCCGGGAACGCCCTGCAGACCTCTATCTCCGCGATCACCTTTTTCGCCCTTTGGACCTTGTTCTCCCTGCTGACCAGTTTCACCCTTTTCGCCTCGCTCGCCCTGCAATCCGGTGTCGCCCTTTTCACCACGCTCACCAGTATCACCTTTCAAGGATAAAAGCCATTCGTCTTCGGAATCTTCGTAGCCATGCTCCACTGCAATTGCGTATGCTGACTTTCCATCTGCACCATCTTGACCGGGATTTCCTTTGGCTCCTGTATTGCCTTTTTCACCTTTATCGCCTTTCAAGGAAGAGAGCCAGTCTGATTCGGAGCCTTGATAACCTTGTTCTACCGCAATTTGATATGCAGATTTACCGTCTGTGCCTTTTTCTCCGTTTGCACCATTATGAAGCGTTGCAGAAGTTTCACCATCGGCATCGACAATGGTAATTACAACACCAGACTCCATTCGCTCCGCCTTTACTTTTGGGGAAAATCCATCTTTTCCATTTTGAAGTCCAGCAGCCTTTTCGTCCAGTTTTTTCAAAAGCTGCGTATACAGATCCGGAGTCGGCGGAATTGGCGTATCCCCATCTGCAACAAACCCAGATGGTCGAATGTGAAGAGTTACTGGTACGGTTGTTGCACGCAGTGTAGTATCGCTTTCCTCATCGTAACCAAACAAACTCATCTTCACTGTACCGGGATGCAGTTCGGCAGGCAGCAAGCAAGTTGTTCCCTCTGTGCCAAGCACCACGTTGTATGTTTCTTCGCACTGGGTGAACTGCACCACCTTGTGCAGGACTTTCCAAGCCCCATCAAATACAAATCGAACCGAAACAAATGCGATCTGGTCAGAAGCAATGACCTCTCGTTCCAGCACTTCGATTTTTTGCTGTTTCACTAAGAATTTCATCATCCGTTTTTCACCTCGTTCCACACATCATTTTCAGAATCATATTCCAAATAACCGTCTGTACACTGGATTTTTTGCAGATAGTCATTGTAAAAATGCTTTCCGGAGGACATCCAGTTGCTTGGCTTGGTGATGGCGTTCCACTGCGTAATCGTGCCTTCATAAGTAATGGTTTTTAGACTTTCGCAATACGTCAGCATATTCTCTCCGAATGTTTTGCAATTTGCTGAAATCGTAAGATTGGACAATGCTGTACATCTTGTAAACGCAAAAGCACCAATGGAATTACACGCAACACGAGCAGTCTTCAGCTTTGCACAGCCGCTAAAAGCATACTTTCCCCATGTTTTTACGTTGGCAGGCACAGTGACTTCTGTAATGGCAGTGTGCTGAAATGCAAACGACTGAATCGCAGTAACTGCCTGCGGAATGGTAACAGAAGTCAGACCGGCGGTATAGCCGATTGCAGCATCTTCCTGTGCAAAAGCGGAATCACCAATGCTGGTCAGTGTAGCCGGCAGAGATACCGTTTCTGCATTGGCACAATGATAGAACAGGCGATCGCCCAATCTGGTAATGCCATTGCTAAGCACGATTTCCTTGATCTGATCGTTTTGATAAAACACAGAATCATGAGAAGTATAGTCATAGGTTGCACCCGTGCCACGCAGCAGCAGTTTGCCGTTGTCGTAGAGAACATAGTAGATGTTTTCACCGCATTGTCCGGTCGCTAGGATTTCGCCTGCGGTCAAATCATCTACCTTGGTCTGCAGTTCCGAAATCTGACTGTTCATCGCATCCAGCCGCTTTTGCAGTTCGTCCAGTGTGGCATTTGTCTTTGCCATTTCGGCAAGCATCTCCGTCACTCTGCACTTGCCAAGGATGCACTTGCAGTAACCGCATTTGCTCTCATCTGCACGGCAGTCTGTCAGGTCAGAATCCAGAATACTTGTCGTTCCGGCACGCAGTCTTACAACTGCTAAAGTCAGATAAGTCGTCACATTGTTGTTGGTAAAGGCGGGAATGGTTGGACTGGTGGCTGCTGTACCTGCCAGAATACGAATCCCACAGGTACGAGTAGAACGATCACAATAGATCCCGATTGCTACATAACGATTCAGAGATTCATCTACATAAGAAGCACAGTCAACCGTATGCAGCGTATCACTGATAAAATAGTGTCCATCGATCCACGCCTTTCCCGTGCCAAATGTAACGGATAAATTTTTGATTGTTGGTGCAAAACACTGCCGGTACGTATCCAGAATCCCGTTGCAGATCAGGCTGGACAGATATGCGGTGAAATCCTCTGCGGTATACACCCGGTCAAGGTTTTGTGCGTTAAAAAATCCATAGGAAAAAGACATGTGAATATCACTCCATCTCTTTAAATGTCGGTGTCAGACTTCTGCCGTTCTGGTCGAAGCTCTCCACCATGCCGATCAGCTGAATTCTCGGCTGGATCAAGCCAAAGCGTTTCTGTTCCACGGTCACATAGTCGCCCACAAAATAGTCCTTGTTGTACTGATACTGGGTCGAAAAAGCAGCGATAGCGGATTCCAATGCCGTTTTCGGCTGTACCAGATGTTCTGCACCGCTGCTTTTCAAAATTTCTAAATATTCCGCATCGGTCACATCTTCTTCCTGTGCCGTGTTTCGCTCATCCACATACACCTCATAGCGGTCAAGATAGGTCGGCTCTGCACTGGAACAGAAGGTCGTGCGTTTTCTGGCACTGCCCTCACCGCAGCCCAGCACATAGGCGAAGTTTTTCTGCACGGCATCGTCCGCCGCATAGGAAAAGGATAGCAGGTTGTTGTACGCATCAGAGAATACGATATGAGGATTGTCGTCCTGCAACAAACTGCGGTCTGTTCCGGAAAACAGGTCGCATTTTAGGGTATTTCCATTCAGCCGCACATTTGCCGAACCGCCGATGGTTTCACAAAGGCTGTACAGCCATTCTAAGATGTTGTCATAGCTGACCTGCATGCGTGCGGTTTTCTGCCAGCAGTCACCGGAAACCGTCCCCATGGAAAAACCGGGCAGATTGCGGATTCCGGCAGAAATCACATTGCGAGACAGCACCTTGCTGACAATGTCTGCATAGCTGCCGTTTGCAGTGATGGTGGGATAGATGATTCTTCGTTCCAGCAGGCAGGCAAGAAACCGTCCGGTGACTGTCAGGTAATCGCCCTTTTCGGCATCCGTCTCCAATTGCAGAGATTCAATGATGCCGAAGTGCTGTGCATCATCGCTCCTTGCCACAATTCTGCCACGCTGAAAGATGGATACATTCTGGGGACTGGCAGCGATGTACACCTCAAAACAGCCACACTGGTAGAACTCAATGTCCCATAAGAGCGAAGAATAACTGTCGCAGATGGCTTCCAGTGACACAGAGATCTGATCTTTCAGAGCCGTCAAGCTGTAAATTTCCAACTGCATTTCTCAAACCCCCAGATAGGAATTGCGGTGCATCAAAGTCACACGCAGCTTTTTCATACCACGAACTGCCTCGACCCGAAAGATATTTGTTCCTTCTTTTAGTGTCAGCCAAGTCGAACCGGAAACCAGCCGGTTTAAGATATTGCTGTCTACGCCATTGCGTGTCAGCGTGACGGTCTTGTTTCCGGTTTTCGTGGTAACCGTAATGACATCACCGGTCAGAATATCACCTTTGATTTGCAGATATTCGCCATTTTCGTTGTAGATGGTCGGTGTCACTGCCACCACTTCTTGCGGAATGTCGCTGGGCAGTGCCTCGATTCGCAGCGTAAATCCAGTTTCATCCCCGTCATTAGTGATAGAGAACAGATTGCTGTTGGAGTATACGCCCAAAGGAAACGGAGCATCGCTCTCCGGAAAGGGAAAGTGAAATGCTCCAGTGATGCCGCTGTAATAGGCATAGAAAATATCCCGGCTGTACCAGTAAATGTCCGGACAGAGAATGGAGATCTGCCCGCTGATCTGCTGCTCGAAATGCTCCACATCGCAGGTTTCTACATACCCCTCGGCATAGACATCGATGTTCGCCGTCTTGTACCAGATCTTGATGTATCGGGACGGCTTGACCACATGATACAGCTGATGCCGCCGTTTCTCGATGCCAATGCCACGCATGGCAAAGGAAATGACTACGTTTCGCTTTTCGATGAAGGCATTGTTGAGGTAGCTGCCGTTCATGCCCGCGTAAGAAGAAGTGGAAATCGTTCCGGCAGGTGGATTCAGACCTTCGATTTTGGAGGTCATGTATTGGTTGGCGGTCGTTGACAGGTTCAGCTGTTCGCCGGATTGGTTTTCTAAAATCAGGGTATAAAACATGAGATGCACCCCTTTACATTTTGTGTTTAATGATGTATAATAGAGACAACAGAGACGTTGGTTCTCTACGCAAAATCGGAATTTGTATAAGATCAACTTTGGAAATTTAGTATAGGGAGAAAGTAAATGGAACAACAGATAAAAGAACGGAAGAAAAAGCTTACTATAGATTTGTGGATAATCGCTCTGGTTACGATAGCAGTCTATATCGTCTATGGTGTTTTCGGAAGCAGAATAATGAGTTTTTGCAAAAACAGTGATATTTCCGTTTGGCCAAGACTTTTGACGGCTGCTGCATTGGAATTTGGAATAGCGGGTCTTGGCATTACTATTGTAGGCCTAATGCGTAAAGAATCGTTCGCAAGTTTCGGACTTCGTTGGGAAAACGCAATCAAAGCTGTGCTTTGGACGATCGTGTTTTTTCTCCCGTATATTCTTTTTATTTTCCTTTCAGGACAATTTGAGGGGTACGAACCATTGAGTATTATGGTTACCCCGGATCTTCACAAAGCAGGGATCGTAGCTACCATTATCGGAACACTGGTTATTGCGGTTGTCTGGGGCTTTTTTGAAGGCTTTAATTATGTTGTCATCTGTGAGAAAATCAACAGACGTTTCCCGGTAAAAACTAAATTCTTTGATTGGGGTGCGCTTGTGGTTTCAATTATGGGCATTCTTTTTCATCCCATGAGCTTCAGCATACAGGGTATCATTGAAATTGTAACTACCTTTATAGCCATTTATGGAATGCTTCAGGTGAGAAAAGTATACAAAAATGCATGGGGATGTGTTTTTGCTTTTCTGTTCATTTGGAATGCACTTTGACATACATCTTGTCACCTAATCTCATAATATAAACGAGTAAGACAAATTCTGATTTACCGAGAAAAAGGAGCGACTTAAATCGCTCCTTTTTAAGTATTCAGCGCGTTCCTCGTCATCCTATAAATCTCCAGCCGTGACAGCGACTTCGGACTATTATTTGTCTGATTCACTGTGCGGCTGTTGTCGTTGTTATAGTAGTTGTTGACCGTACCGCCGGAACTGCCGCCAACGACTGCACCGGAGATACCATTCAAACTATAATTCAAATCAGAATCCATGGTCAGCTGCATGGCTTTCGCCACACCGCCTACGGCTTTCTCCACATACTTCTTGCTCTTGTCGATGCCGTCTGCCAGCCCTTTCATAAAGTCCGGCATCCAACTCTCGTAGTCTGTCAGTGGTCCTTTGTCCGGAACCGAGAAGTGCAGGAAATCTCGAATGGTATCGGCAACATTGGTGACGCAGTCCGCCAGCCAGCCGATGGCACTCTGAATGCCGTCAATGATTCCCTGAATGATGTCCCGTCCCCAATTCCAGGCATCCGAAGCCAGTCCCTTGATATATCCCACAGCGGCATCGAATCCATTCTGAATGCTGGATTTGATGCCGCTGATTTTGTCGGAAACTGCAGAACGGATGTTGTCCCAGATGCTGGACACCGTAAAAGAAATGCTCTGCATCACGTTGGAAATTGTACTCTTGATGCTGTTCCAGATGTTAGATACCACCGACCGGATGGCGTTCAGAACATCGGAAACCGCAGAACTGATCTGATTCCAGATAGACGATACCACAGAAAAAATGGCATTCATCACACTGGAAATCGTGCCGGAAATGCTGTTCCAGATGGAAGAAACCACATTCCAGATCGCAGACAAAACAGAAGAAATGAAACCAGATACAGCATTCCAAACCGTTGTCACCACATCTTGAATCGCTGTCAAGACCGTGGAAATTGTAGTAGAAATGGCATTCCAGATGGTTTCAAAGGTCGTTCGGATGCCCTCTAAAATGGGCGTTAAAAACGCCACGATCGCATTCCAAATGGCACTGATCTTCTCCGAGATCCAGTCCATCACTCTGCCCACAATGATCTGAATGGCTTCAAAAATCGTCTGAAACAGATAGCCAAATGCCGTGATCAGCGGTTCTAAGGTGGTGTAAATGGCATTCCAAACGGTCGTAATGACGTTATGAATTGCCTGAAAGACCGTAGAAACCACGTTGTAAATGGCATTGAAAATCGTGCTGAAAAAGTTGTAGATTGCCGTAAAAATGGTGGTGAAGAAGTCCCGAATCGCCGTAAATACAGTTGTTGCCACCGTCTGAATGGCAGTGACAATGGCGGTGAAAGTATTGGAAATGGACGTCCAAGTGTTGACGAAAAAGTCCCGGATTCCGGTAACGATTCCCGTGAAAAAGGAAGCAATGCTGTTCCATGTGTCCACAAAAAATGTCTTGATAGAAGTCCAGACTTCGTTCCAGCTTGTTCCGAACCATCCCAATACCACATCCGCAATACCTTTCAGGGTATTCATGATATTACGGAACGTGTTGACAACGAAATTCCAGATAGACGTAAAAATACCCTTGATGCCGTCCCAGCACTGCTCCCAGTCACCGGTAAACAGACCAATCAGAACATCCAGCAGCCCCAGAAGAACGCCAGTAAACTCTGAAAAGATGTTGGAGATATTCTGAAAAACGCCTTCAAAAATGGGAGCTAACAGATTGCACAGTCCATCCCACGCTGATTTCAGCACATCGGTAAAACTCTCAAAGTCGAATCCCAGAGCATTTAGCCGGTCAGTGATGCCCTGTGTCAATCCGGTAAAGGTGCTTTTGATCTGTTCCCAGATGGCGATGATGTTGCTTTTGAATTCGTCATTGGTTTTCCAGAGATGCACAAAGGCAGCCACCAAAGCGGCAACAGCTGCGATAATGGCGAGCAGCGAACCAAGTGACACGCCCAACGCTCCGGTAATGGCTCCAATGCCACCTTGCACAGCCGAGAAAAGGGCAGGCAGTTTGGACACTGCGGAAAAGACCGTTCCCACACTGGAAATGGTCTTTCCCAGCACCACCAGCATCGGACCCAGAGCAGCAGCTATCAGTGCAATTTTCGCAATGGTTTCTTTTGTCCGTGGGTCTAATTGGTTCAGCTTGTCCACCAGTTCCTGAATGCGGGAAACAATGGAGCGAATGGTAGGCATCAGAATGTCAGAAAAGGAGATCGCCAACTCTTCCAGCTGGGACTTCAA